GTGGCGCTGATCTCGAACGAGAGCCTGGAACGGGTGAAGGCGGCGGCCGACATCGTCGAGGTCGTCTCCGCCCACACCGATCTGCGCCGCCAGGGCGCCCGCTACACCGGCCTCTGCCCGTTCCACGAGGAGCGGACGCCGTCGTTCTCGGTTGAGCCGACCGAAAAGCTCTACCACTGCTTTGGCTGCGGGGTCGGTGGCGACGTGATCAAGTTCGTCGAGGAAAAGGAGGGGCTCGGCTTCGCCGAGGCGGTCGAGGTGCTGGCCGACCGCTACGGGGTTGAACTCGAGCGCGAGCAGGAGGACCCGCGGGCGGAGGCCAAGCGCCAGCGCCGCCGCCGCCTCGAACAGCTGCTGGAACGCTCGGCGGCCTTTTACTCCAACTACCTCTGGGAGTCCGAGGAGGCCGGCAAGGCACGCGACTACCTGGCTCAGCGGGGGTTGCGGGAAGAGGTGCTGCGCGCCTTCGGCGTCGGCTACGCCCCCAGCGCCTGGGACAAGATCCTCGTCCGCGGCCAGCAGGCGGGCTTCAGCGTCGAAGAGCTGCGGGCCGTGGGGTTGGCGCAGCGCGGGCGCAGCGGCGGCGACTACGACCGCTTCCGCGAGCGGATCATGTTCCCGATCCGCGACCGTCGCGGCCGCGTCCTCGGCTTCGGCGGTCGGGCGATGCGCTCCGACCAGGGCGCCAAGTACGTCAACACCGCCGAGACCGACTTCTTCCACAAGAGCCAGATCCTCTACGGGGTCGACGTGGCCAAAGCCTCGATCGCCAAAGCGGGCCGCGCCGTCGTTGTCGAGGGATATACCGACGTCCTTGGCCTCCACCAGGCGGGGATCGAGGAGGCGGTGGGGGTGATGGGGACGGCGATCACGCCCGACCAAGTGGCGGCGCTTTCGGGAATGGTCGATGAGGTGGTGCTGGCGCTTGACGCCGACTCGGCCGGCCAGGAAGCGATGCTGCGGGCGCAGCGGGTCGCCGCTGGGCGGCGGATGCGGCTGCGGGTGGCGGCGATGCCATCGGGCGAGGACCCGGCGGAGATGATGGCTGCCGGGGGTGGTCCGGGGCGCTTTCGCGAGCTGGTCGAGAGCGCCGAGGAGCTGACCGCGTTCCAGGTGCGGCTGGTCCTCGAGCGGACCGACGTCTCCGACCCCGTTGCCCGCGATCGCGCCCTCACCAACGAGCTGATCCCGATCCTGGCGGGCATGGACGACAGCCAGGAAGCGCTGCGCGATGAGCTCGAACGGCGGGTGGCCGATCGTCTCGAGATCGACCCGCCGCGGCTTGCGGCGCGGGTGATCGCCGGAACGCCCGCCAGCGGCGGGCGACAGGATCCCGGCCCGGAAACGCGAGCCCCTGCGCAGGCCGCCCCGGCCCGCCGTCCTGCCGAGCTGACCTCGCGCGAGCGGCGCGAGCGGGCTCTGCTGGCGATGTGCTTCGCGCTGCCGAACGAGGGCAAGGAGTACCTGGCGCGCCTGACCGAGGCCCACCTCTCGCCGACTGGCCTGCGGGTGGCCGCCTGGCTGCGCGAGCACCCGCAGGATCCGGCTTCGAACCTTCCTCACGACGACGGCGAGCTCGCCGGCCTGATCGCCGAACTCGCGATCATGTCCCGCGAGGAGCCCGCCTCGCACGAAGCGATGGAGCTCAACTTCCTCCTCCTCGACCAGCGCCGCCTCGAGGACGAGATCGCCGCCGCCGGCGAGCGCGGCGACTACGAGCGCCGCGCCGCCCTCAGCCGCGAACGCGCCGCCTTGGTCCAGCGAATCGCCCACGCAGAGCGACCGGCGGGCAGCATCTAGACCTTCTGTCTGCGCATTTTTCTGTCTGCAGCACCCGACATAATTTCAGCCATGCAGAAGGAGTTCCTCGAGAAGTGCCTGGCAGAGGGAATGTCCCTCGAAGCGATCGGCCAGAAGGCCGGCAAACACGAATCGACGGTCAGCTACTGGCTGAAGAAGCACGGGCTGGAGGGGGCACGGGCAGAGAAGCACGCTGCGAAGGGCGCGGTCTCGAAGGTTGAACTGGAAGCCCTTCTTGCGGCAGGGTTCTCCCTGCGGGAGATAGCGCATCGGACCGAGCGGAGCCTGGCGTCGATCCGCCACTGGATGGGGAAGTACGGATTGGAGACGGAGCGATCGTCGCGGCTTCGAGAATCGAAGGATGCTTGTAGCAGAGGCTCAACGACGGTCACCTTAAATTGCCCGAATCATGGACCGTCTACTTTCGTCGCAAGGGCTGATGGCAGGTTTCGGTGCGCTCGGTGCCGCATAGAGGCGGTCTCCAAGCGGAGACGAGAGCTCAAGCGAATCTTGGTTGAAGAGGCTGGTGGGGGGTGCATTCTCTGTGGCTATTCGAGATGCGATCGCGCGCTGGAGTTCCATCACCTGGATCCAAAAGCGAAGCAGTTTCAGATCACCAGTCATACCCGGTCTCTGGCCAGGCTCCGAGCGGAGGCGAGCAAGTGCGTCCTCCTCTGTTCGAACTGCCATGCAGAGGTGGAGGCAGGAATCACCGCGGTGCCGCTAAATTCTTCCTCCGGACACTGATCCGGGGTAGCACGATCCGGGGTAGCTCAATCAGGCAGAGCACGCGACTGTTAATCGCGGGGTTGTGGGTTCGAGTCCCACCCCCGGAGTTCGTCCCCTCCGATGCGAAGTCGGGGGGGATCGCAGGCTGTAGCAGGGCTGGACCGCAATCTAGGCGCTGCGAAACCTGCGAACGGTTCAGGCGACGACGGGCCTATTCCGGCTTCTAAACGGGACGCAAACCGGACGCACGCCCTCTGTAAGGGCGGACGCATACACGCGGGGGCGCGGGCGTGAGGCTCTTCGTGCTCGCCAAAGATCGCGCCGGGCTGCGGATGGTCGGCGTCCATTTTGATCTTGACGCTGCCGCGGAGGAGGCGGAGCGAGCCACGGGTTGCGGTTGGGAAGTCACGACCGTTGGAGGCTTCGATCTTCAGGACGTGATGCAGAGCCACCCCGCGTGGTTCCGGATCGAGGAGGACTCGTGAGCGAGCCGGTAATCGATCACTACGGGCGCAGGCTGACGGTCGAGCCGCACACGACTCCGGCAGGTCCGGCGGTCTACCTGGATATCAGCGGGATCGCTGAGTTCTTCCGGCTTACGCCCGACAAAGCGATCGAACTCGGCAAGCAGCTTCAGCGGGTTGGGGAGGAGCAGTCGTGAGCGGCAAGCGCGAGATCGACGATCTGCTCAAGCAGGAACGGGCTTGGCTCGATCCGCCGACCAACCTTATGGCGCGGCCCATCGAATCGCCCCCGATGGTCCCGATCAAGGACACGCCGGACGAGGTGGGCGAGGACTGATGCTCTTTGTCGCCACCCCATGCGGTTGTCAGCGGGAAATCGGGATGACCAAGGCGCGCGAGGCTCAGACCTGCGAGCACGGCAATTTGCTCCGCTACAGCAAGGCACTCAGCGGCTCAGCGTCTTCCAGGCCGTCCACGGCGTCATCTGCCCGTAGGCCTCGAAAGAAGCTCAGGCGCTCGGAGCCTAAGCGCGACTGGACCGACGCACGAGCCAAGGTCGACCACGAGGGTTGCTGCCGGATCTGCAAGCGAACTGATCGAAAACTGGAGGCCGCTCACGTCCTAGGTCGAGAGCACGACGAACCCAAGGTCTCCAAGACCACCGGGGAAATTCTGCAGGAGCTCTACGTCCACCCGGATCGTGTCTTCCCCGCCTGTGGTCCCTTCCCGGCAGGCTGCCACGGAGACGCCGAGTACCGGCGGATCAACGTCCTCTCGCACCTGACCCTCGAGGAGCAGCTGCAGGCAGTCAAGGACGCCGGCGGAATCGAGGCGGCGAGGATCAGGCTCGAACCGGTCACCCACCGCGAAGAGGTTGAAGCTTCGTCGGCCCCCGCCATAGAGGGAGCGGCAGCTTGAAGCCGGTACTCCTCGACCTCTTCTGCGGTGCCGGCGGTTGCACCCGCGGCTACCAGGAAGCGGGCTTCTACGTGGTCGGCGTCGATCTTCACGATCAGCCTCGCTACTGCGGCGACGAGTTCGCGCAGGGTGACGCGGTGGACTGGCTGCGCCTGTATCTCGAAGACGGCGTTGTCCTTGGCCACGAGCTCGCCGCCATCCACGCGAGCCCACCCTGCCCGCGCTACTCCACCATCACCCCGAACGCATCTCGCGGAAAGCACCCCGACCTGATCGCAGAGACCCGGGAGCTGCTGAAGGCCACCGGCCTGCCCTACGTGATCGAGAACGTCGTCGGCGCGCCGCTCCACAACCCGATCCGTCTCTGCGGCTCGAGCTTCAGCCTTCGACGTACGGCGCCACCGCCTCTTCGAGTGCAGCTTCCCGGTCCTGGCACCTCCCTGCGACCACTCCTGGCAGACGCCCCGCTTCCAGTCCCTCGACAAAAAGATGGCCGATCGGGGCCAGCTCGCCTCAGTAGTCGGCGTCCACGGCAACTGCAACTACGCGGGCGAGTTCGAGCTGCGCTGCAAGGCGATGGGAATCGACTGGATGACGAACGGCGAGCTCACTCAGGCAATCCCCCCGGCCTACACCCGCTTCATCGGCGAGCAACTCCTTCAGCACCTCGCTCACCAACCCCAACAGGAGGCAGCCGCCTAGATGCCCGACTCAGTTGACAGAGCAGGAGAGGAACAGAAGCAGGTAGAGGCGGTCTTCCGGTTGGTTGACGGTTCGACCTTCTACGCCGTCCAGAGCCGGTGGATTACCGGGTGGATTACCGACGAGGGACCGGAGATGGTCAGGGTCAGAGGCTGGTTCGAGAGCGAATTGCCCGACCCGTGGATCGACCCGCCCGAGCCGAAGCGGCTGTGTCTCCAGGGCACCGCGATCATCTGGTGGCAGGAAGACGATCAGGTCGGCAACGTCCCCTTCTCACCCAGCAAAGCCGAGGCCCCCGATGCCTCCTAGCTCTAACCCCCAAAAGGGCCGTTTTCGAAAGAAGCCGGTCGAGATCGAAGCGGTGCAGCTGGTGAAGGACAACCCGGGCGAGATTGTCGGCTGGGTCAACGGCAACGGCGGCGAGGCATTCATGCGAGGTGGTCCCGGCGGCGGCTCTGCTGGCGGCACGGTGATGATCGTGACGCTGGAGGGAACGCACCGGGCCGACCAGGGCGACTGGGTCATCAAAGGCGTCGCTGGCGAGTTCTATCCCTGCAAGCCCGACATCTTCGAGGCGACCTATGAACCGGCCTAGCTCTAACCCCCAGGGTGGTAAGCAGGTGCCTTCGGTGATCAGTCGGGCCGACGAAGTGGATCGCGAGATGCACGAAGTCGAAGCCCGTAACTGGTGCATGGCTGCCGACCGTGAAGGCGCGGACGGAAACCTGGAGGAGGCCAAGGCATTCGCTGCTGTCGCCCAGGCGCACGCCTCCGTCGCCTTCACCTATTTCTACGGGCGGTCCTACTCATGAGCCCCAAAGACTCCAGGGACCTAGTACCGGAGCAGCAGCAGGCGTGGTTCGACGGCTTGCCCGAGGAAGCCCGTAAGGCGGCGGAGCGCGCCGAGCTGGACAAGAACCTGCCGGTCCTCGCTTCGATCATGCAGGAGGTCGGGGTCGCTGGTCTGTGCGCCTGGGCTGCCTACCTCGACGTAATGGAGAGCGGCAGCGTTGACCCGTTCGACATGGGCGAGATCGTCGGCGCGGCCGTCCCCACGATCAAGCGCTCGGTCGAAAAAGAATCAGCGGAGCGCCTCAAGGAAGTAGACCGCCAGCGGGAGGAAGAACGGGCTCGGTACAGGCGCGAGAAGAAGCGGCGGAAGAAGGCCGAGGGGGCGAAGCGCCGTTGGAAGCGCCACCACGGCCAGCAGGTAAGGCGGGTGCAGCAGCTCGCCGAGTCTCTCGCCAAGGCGGTTGATGACCGGCGGTCCAACTTCAAGCGCTGGCAGGAAGACCTTCGCGTCCTCACCGCCCTTCAAAACCGGGTCACGAAAGTTCGGGCAGAGGCGAGCCGCCGACTCGAAACCGCAGAGGCCGAGCTTGAAGGCCCGGGCGCCTGCGAAGCGGACACCTACGTAGCGAAGACCTGCCGCGACCTCTTAGCGATTCTCGATACCCAGCCCTCTTCCAACCCGCCCCAGCAGGACCCCGCCGATGGCTTACCGCCGGAACTGGTCAAGGCCCTGCGCGATCCGGGCGTCACGATCCAGGCCGACCACGACACGAGGCTCGCCAACGGGCAGACGCTCGCCGAGCACCTGGAGGAATGGCGGAACGCGCCAAGCAACACCGCCAGCTCTATCTCCCCGCCCCAGCAGGACCGTGAGGACGGGGACGACTTCTGCGAGCGCTGCAACGGGAGCTTCGGCGAGATCGGTTGCGAGCACTGCAACCCGGCTGCCTACGTGGGGCTCTACAAGCGCGAGCGAGACGTTGAACGCGCCCACGTTGTCGAGCTTATCCGGGCCGTCGACAAGCACCGCGACACGCTGGACGCAGCCGCTGCCGGTGGTCCTCAACCGCTCGCCCGCGACGACGTGGACAACGCTCTCTACAACACTGCCCGCACGATCCTCCGCGAGCTGCCGCTTGTCGTTACCCAGCAGCTTTCTACCCAGCCCGAGGCGGACCCCGAGGTACCGGGAATCACCGGACACGAGATAGAGCCCGTTGCCGATGAGCTGGTGGCGGACCCCGAGGTACCACGGTGCGGTGAGGAGCTGGCGAAGACGATCCATGAGCGGGTATGGGGGCGAGACGCGGAGCACCCGGTGCATGGCGACTGGGAGCGGATGGCCGACGACTACCGGCAACGGATGGTCAAATCTGTCCGGCTCCTGGGCAGGTTGTTCGCCGAGTCACTGCAAGCCAAGGCTGCGGTTCAGCGGCAGATCCAAGACGACGAGCTCGAGCGGCGTCGGCCGGGGGCACCGGTCACCACCGCCGAGCATCGGGCCGACGCGAAGCGCATCGCTTTCGAGGAAGCGGCTCAGATACTCGACTGCCAGCCCACCCCCGAGCTACTGGGGGAGGAGAAAAGCAGCGACGAGGAGAAGGCGGTCGATGTCCTGCGGCGCTTTATGTGCTGCAAGGCGGGCGAGCAGTTCGTTGACGAGAAGCTGCTACGGCCGTTCGGGTTCACGCTCGACGCAGGGCCGGTGGTCCGGGCCAACCGGAATCTCATCGACGCCTTGGAGTGGATCGAAGCCGAGACGGGTGAGCAGCACGTGCGGGACGCCGCCCGCCGCGCAGTCGACGCTGCCGCCTCCACCCAGCCTGTTTCGGAGTCACCGGGGGACAGCGGGGATCGGCTCGTTGCTGTGCTCCACGCGCTCAACGACTCCGACGTGGTGCTTGACGCCGCGCTGAAGAGGTTCGAGCAGGTGACCGAGACGGAGGACGTTCGTCGAGGCATCGAGCACGCCCTTGACACCGCCGTCTTCTCCGCCCGCACGATGGTCGAAATCGACGGGGCGCCGACCGAGTGGGAGTGGGCCAGGCACACCCTCGAAGAGCACGGCGAGGAAGCGATGCCCGCCGGGACCAAGGATCAGATCGAGAAGCTCACCGAAGTCTGCCCGGAGTGCGAAGGCGAGGGCGGCGGCAGCGGGATCGACGAACCCACTTGGACTTGCGACCGCTGCGAAGGGCTCGGTCGCGTCACGAAGGCCGCCAACCTCACCCAGCCAGTACCAGGGAACAGCGGGGAGGGGCCGGAGTTCACGGTCAACGCGCCGGGCGAGCTTTCGCCAAAGGACCACCAGGAAGTCGGGGAGCTGGTGAAGCTCGCCCACGCGAAGATGGCACCGGGATCGCTAGCCGCAGGCGTGGCTGCCCTGCGAGATGAACTGCGCGAGCTGGTGGAGCGCTTCGCACCGGCGCCGCCCCCGAACATGCCGCCGTCGGACCGCGCAGAAGGCGTCCGGGCCGTGCGTCGAGAGATAGCCGATCGCCTAGATGCGCTACTCGCCACCGCCTCTACTCAGCCTCCCTCACCACAGGCCGAGGCAAAGTGCAAGCGGTGTCAGGATCGGCGCGTCGTTTATGAGCCGGGGACGCTTCAGACGCACCCGCCCAGAGTCGGTTGCAACGTCCCTTGCCCCGACTGCACGGGCGGTGAGGGGCGATGAGCTACGAATGCCCGGTCTGCCATCGCCCTCTGATGGGGCCGAACGAAGCTTGCTCCGGCAGCTTCACCGACCAGGATCATCCGACCAACGTCGCGGCCGTCCCCACCGGCAAGCAGCCCCCGGCCGAGCCACAAGACCGCTGGCCCGACGAGGGACTAAAGCATCCGCCCCCGGAGAATCAAGAAACGGTTCGGCTCAGCCCGGCCGAGCCACAGGGTGACGTGGTGGAGAAGGCAGTCGGGATTATCGGCGGCCTTGCCTGGGGCCGCGAGTGGCGGCTGCTCGACTCCGCGCCCGAGGTCATCACCCGAGAGCGCGAAGAGAAGGCCCGCGCCGTCTTCCGCCAACTCACCCCGCTTCTCGCCCTAGAAGTAAAAGAGCGGCTGGAGGGGCTGCCACGGCACGACTGCTTTTTGGATGACGCGGGCGAGATTGCGGCGTCGATGGAACGAAGCCCTGACGGTCCTTGGCTCGACCGCGATGAAGTCATCGCCGCACTCGACACCCCCGCCCCCTCGGAACCGGAGGAGGGCAAGTGACCCGCGAGACGATCACGCTGGAGCTGCGGGAAGCGACCACCGCACAGCTCGAAAAGGCGCTCGCTGAGGCCAAGAAAGGCGAGCAGGCTTGCCGCGACCAGAAGTCCTTCCCGCAGGCATGGCAGCGACGGCGCGAACTGCTCGAAACCGTCCTCGCCCATCGCCCCACCCCGCAGCCGGTCGTCCCCCTCAGCGAGGTAAAGGAGGCGCTGCTGGAGGCCGCGGCAGACCGTCAGGACGTGGACCTTATGCGGACGGTCGGCGAGCTGTGCGCTGAGACTTTCCCTGCTGCCCCGGCCGAGGAGAAAGGAGAGGGACGTGGCTTGTGAGCCTGCGATTGCTGCTGCGGTGATGGTGAAGCTCGCGCCCGGGGAGGACCAGGGCGACCACAAGCTGGTCACCATCGAGACCGACGACGGCACTGGCCCCGACCCTCGCTGGGCATGCGAGTTGCTCTGGGATGCGGTCAAGGATGACTGGCCCGGATGGGAGGTCGCCTACGTCGCGAACCAGGCTGCCGATGACCTCGCCACCGAGCGCCGGTTGTGGCAGATCGGCATGAGCGAGCCCGACCACACGATGCCTGCCCGCATCCAGAAGTACAACGAGGAAGTCGAGGCCCGCCGTGCCCGCTGAGCAGAGCAACGAGAGGGTGAAGAGCTGGACGCTGTGGATCTGCTCGGCGTGCGGAGGCGGCGCGGAAGTCGCTGACGATCCAACCGTCTGCAAGACGCTCTGCCGGACCTGTGGCAGCGACCGGGAACCGTACCGAGTCGAGGTCATCCCCGCCAACAGTGACCAAGTGCTCTCCGTAGAGGAGGCACGGCTGATCGCTGACAACCTCGGCGCCTTCGCGAACTCCTACCGCGACCTGGCACCGATCCGCAAGCGCCTCTCCGACTTCGCCGAGGAGGCCGGCCGTGGCTGACGTAGTGGTTCGACTGGAGGCAGGTAACGCGCAGAAGCTCCTCGACCGCTGCCCTGAGGGATCTCTCGCGAGGCCGGATCAGGTTGAACTCCGGGATAAGCTCCGTGCCGCCCTCGACTCTCCACCTGTAGAGGAGCGGGTGGAGGAACGCGTCACGTCGGATCAGGGCGTTGTCGTCTACCCGGCCGAAGCGGAGGAAATGGGCTCGGAAGAACTGCGGGAGATCGCCCAGGACTACGCGCAGACGCCGAACGTCACCAACGTCCGCATCCAAACTCGCGCCGTCGTAACCACCCCTTGGACTGACCTTCCGAGTGAGGAGGGGGAGCGGTGAGCGACTACGGCAAGCATCTTTCGGAAGTCTGCGGGCGGCATCGGGAGTTGCCGGCAGACCAGCAGCGCATCCAAGGCCGCGAACGAGATCGTCGAGTCGAAGGCGTCAAGCGTCGGTTGGAAGAGCAGCGGGACGAGATCAATCGCCTTGAGGGCCGGTTGACGGGCGCTCGTCGGCGTCGGGCCGCTCTGATCAGAAAGCTAGGCGAGGCGGGCCTTTCCGAGCGCGCCATCGCTCCACTGGCCGGCGTCTCCAACGTCACCGTCCACAACGTACTTCGTGGCCGAAACGTTCCGCAGGGTCTCTCCACCCCTACCCAGCACGAGGAGACCCCGTAATGGCTGATGCAACGATGCAGGGTCGGAGCGCAGATGCGGACACCTTCTGGGCGGGAGAGGGCGTCTGGTGGGACTGGGGCGACGGCGTTTGGATGATCCGCCCACCCTGCGGCCACCATTTCCTGATTGGCGGCGACTCGTCTGGCCATGAAGTCGATGACAACGGCGACGGCACGATCACGGTCGAGTCGAAGCCCGGCAACTCGAACTCGATCCTCTGCCCTCGCTGCGGCTGGCACGGCTACATCGACAACGGCGTCTGGAGATCGGCATGAACCACCTCACCCTCTACGGCTACGTCTTCCGCTGCCCCGACTGCGGCTCCCCCGGCGAGCCTGAGAGCCGCTGCCAAGGCCATGAAGGACCGCTCGGTGGAACGCCCTACGAACCCGAACGAGTGCCGGTGCGGGTCCCTGGGGTCGGGGAGGAGCCGAGGTACACGCTGGAGCAGGTAAGGGAAGGGCTGTTGAGCGCCGAGGCGAAAGCGGCGGCCGCGGCGAGCTGGGACGACGCGCACGCCCAGAAGCTCGCCCGGTTCATGCAGTCGGTCCGTCCCGGCGAAGTCGCCCAGCCGATGGAGAACTCGGACATCGCCGGGACCGCCCTCGAAGCAGCCCTCGACCACTTCACCCAGCAACCCGCCGGAGTCGGCGCTGAGGAATGGCCGCCCGGCACCGTCACCTGCGAGCACGGCGGTCCCATCAAAGACTGCGAGTTCGGATGCTCGGACGGGAACCAGCAGCCCCAAGGAGGTGGAGGGCAGTGAATCTTGCCGCCGCTCTGCGCGATAGGTTGCAGCGACCCCGAGGTACGGCCGAGTGGCATCGCCTTCCTCCTGGTGTTGACAGAGATGACCCCCGAGCCGTCTGGCAGCGGCTTGCAGGCCGCTCGGCTCGGGGGGTCTTCGCTCTGCTCGTGCTCGGCGTCCTCTGGCTGGAGTGGTTAACCCGCCGCGATGAAGTGGTCACCATCGACCACGAGTACTGCATCGCTGCTACCCAGCAACCTGTAGCCGAGGGCCACTCAGTCCAATGTGGCGGGGTCGCCCTCGAACAACTGCTTGGCTGGGTGGAAGAACAGCGGGACGGGGCGAAGGTCATCGGCGACTGGCTCTCGGGCGTCGACGCGCTCCAGGAAGTCGCTGACGAGATTCGCCGCCGCTCCTCCGGTGGGCAGGAAGGCGAGGTAGAGGAGTGCGTTATCGAGGGCTGCGAGCTTCGGGGCGGACACAAGGGGCCGCACAAGGCGTGGCGGATCATCGACGCCCCTTACCTCGAAGATCGGGAGCACGTCGAACCGTGGGAGGACGAGGTCGCCCGCGAGATCGCCGCGGAAGGCGAGGTAGAGGAGGGGCACCGATGCGAGGGTTGCGGAACGTCGGTAGGTCCCGAGCGAGGACCCTATCCACCTGACGGCGTGTACCTCTGCAAAGACTGCGAGGGCGAGCCATGAGTGACCACCCGTGCGTTTGCGGCCACGCCTTCGATGAGCACGACGAGGCCGACGGTCTGATCTGCACGGTCGAGGGCTGCGACTGCTGCTACTTCGACCTCGACGAGAGCGAGGCGCTGTCGTGACCGCCTCCACCCAGCCCATCTCCGACTACAAGAGCGGTGAGGGGCGATGAGCGAGCGCTGCTGGAGCGGCTGCCGGCGGGTGCACCCCCACGACGGTCCCTGCTGGCCCCGGGATTACAAGTCCGAGCGAGACCAGCTAAGGCAGCAGGTAGAGAGGCTGCTGGGTGAGACGACGCACGCAGCAGAGCGCCTTGCCCTTGCCGACGAAGCTGAATGGGGCGACGACTTCGAGGCAGAGGTGCGCACCGTCTCCGAGGCCCTAACTGCAGCAGCCGATCAGGTCCGAAAGGAGCTGGAGGGTGATGAGTAGAAGCTGCTCGATTCCGAATTGCATCGCCTGCCAACGGGAAGAGCCCCAGCCGCGCATCCACCGCCAGGACATCGTGCAGGTCCAGAGGGAAGCGTGGGCGCGGATTGCCCGGGAAGAGCGTGAAGGCAAGCGGATGCCGTCGGTGGTGCGCTGGTGAGCGCGATCCAGATGACGTGTCCGGAATGCGGCGCCCGCTACATGGCGGGGATGGTCGGGCGCACCCCGTGGCCTTCGCACCTCTGCCCTGAGCTTTGCGCGACCTGCGGCCACCCCCAGCGCTTCCACAACCCGTCCTGCTGCTGCGAATCGGGCGGCTGCTCCTGTCGATCATTCATCGGCGGCGGCAAATACACCTACGACTCGCGCCCCCAGGACCCGCAGCCCGTACCCAGCCAACCGCGCCACCGACGGGAGTCATGATGCCCCTTCGACCGAGTCAGGTAGAGACGCTGAGGCTGGTAGAGCGGTTCGACGGGACGGTCGCCGTTTGGCAGGTGGCTGAGGAGCTGCACTCCGACAACTGGCTCGCCATGGAACGACTGGACCAACTGGGGCGCACGGGCCACCTCGAAGAGCTGCCGTCGCCGTCGCTCCAAGGCACTCGGATGGCCGATCTCAGCTACTGCCTCACCCAGCTAGGACATGAAGCACTGGAGGAAAAGTGAATCGCTACCGGGCTGAAGAGATCGCAGCGATGGCTCACAAGGACCAGGTAGATCTCTGCGGCGAGCCCTACATCCTGCACCCGACCGCGGTAGCCAAAGCGGTCCGCTCCTACCCCGACGCGGAGGACATCGAGCCCTACGTCTGCCTGGCTTGGATTCACGACGTTGCAGAGGACACGCTGTACCGGATCGATCCAGACGAGCTGGGCGAGGAGCTGATCCTCGCTTACCTGTCCATCACCCGGAAGAAAGGCGAGGTCTACGCCGACTACATCTGGCGCCTCTGCGACGACCCCATCGCGTCCATCGTCAAGCTCGCGGATCTTTGGCACAACCTCCAGCCGGTGCGGTTGGAGTGCCTGCCCGAGGCCCAGCAGGCCAGCCTCACCCGCCGCTACCTCGCTGCCCGTAACCAGATCTGGCTAGCGAACCGGACGGAATGGTGGCCTGAGGTACTGCAGGGGAAGCAGTGACCTTGCGAACGAGTGAACAAGCGCTGGGCCTGGCCGGAAACGGAGGGTCTTTTTACGCCCTCAGTGTTACGCGGGGCATAACAGCATCAGGAGAGCATCGCTGTCCGTCCTGCGGGGAGTGCTACCCGCAAAAGGGCACCTGTTGGGGATACGGACCCGACAAGCACGACCCGGTTCAAACGGAGCGTGCCGATGCAGCCTGAGCTCGTCTTCGCGATCCCCGGCGACCCGGTTCCTTGGACGTCGACCAAACAGAACCGGCACACGGGCAATCGGTTCCTGCCGGCGCGTCAGTCCGAGGCCATCGCCCACAACGTCGCGTTCATCAACCAGCGGCTCGGCGGCGAAGATCACGACCTCCTTTTCGCCAAAGCAGTCCCGCTCTCGCTGGATTGCTGCTTCTACGTGAAGCGACCCAAGGGTCACTTCCGTACGAGCCAAGCGGCCGAAAAGGAACGTGAAGAACGGAAAGGTGAAGGCCTGAAGGACTGGGCGCCGGATTACCCCACCGGCAAGCCGGACTTATCCAACCTCGTGAAAATGGCTGAGGACTGTTTAGTCCTGGCTCGAGTCCTGGCCGATGACGATCAGGTCGTCCGACTCGAGCGGCCCCAGAAGCTCTTCGTATCGCTCGGGGAGCAGCCGCGGACGGTTATTCGGATTCGGGTGGTGGAGTAGGTGCGCCTCTTCCCGACCGATCACGCGGTTGAGCGGTATGTCGAGCGGTTCAAGCCCCAGCTCGGGTTCGACCAGGCGAAGCGGGAGCTGCAGGCCCTGATCGACCTGGCCGAGCCCTGCGCAAAGCCGAGCTGGTTCATGGGCCGCAAGGAGGCGGACCGCTACCTGCGGCTTACCCCAGAGGTCGTCGCGGCCTCGGTCGGACGGGTCGTCACGACTGTCGTTGCCAAGCCCGCTCCCTCGGGTGGTCAGCGCACGGCCGTCCGGCGCCGGCGTATCGCTCGCAAGCGCTGGGAGAAGCACCACGCGAAGGCACTTCCGTACGCCAGGGAGGAAGCGGCATGACCCCCCTGGAGCAGTTCGAACACGACCTGAATCGGCTTGTCCCCGACCACGGCCGGGACTGGACCAACCTCGTGCAAACGATCGCGGGGATGCACGGGCTGGACCGGTTCCGATCCCTGCGCTGCGATCCGGCTGTGCTGCCGTTCGGCGGGTTCTGTCGGTGGTGGGCTTGTGGCAATCAGGAGGGAGCGCGGCTCTCCCTGCTGGTTATGGAGATCTACGAACCGTGGCCCGGTGACTACGACCGCCCGATTCCTCGCCGGACCTTCCTCGCCTTCGAAAGGAGCTGGCCGTGGTCTACCTAGACGAAGCCTGCGGGAAGGTCCAGCCCCCGGACCTCTACGCCCCTGATCCGCCTGATGAATGCCCCTACTGCCAGGCGGATCTATTCGAACTGGATTTGAACGGCTGCTGCCCCGAGTGCGGGGAGATGTTGGAGCCGTGACCGAGCTTGCAATCAAACGAAAGGAGCAGGCAGATGTCTGCTAATTCTGCGGTCGGGGCGGAGGTTCAAGAGTCGCGGGCTTCCGCCCCCACTCGTACCTGCTCATCCCACTGCCGTTCCTGCAACAGGCACTTTGCAGGGGACGTCGCCTTCGACAAGCACCTCGGGAAGCTGGCCCATCAGCCCTGCCGTCATCCCGACGATGTGAAGACGGGTGACGGGCAACCTTGGTTCGAGTCGATCGAGGGCGAGTGCCGGATCAGCGGATCGAACGTCCTGAAGCCGATCACGATCTGGCGCCAGAGAGGCGCTGCGGAGCGGACCAAGGGTCTACGTCGTAGAGAGGCGGTGGCGGCGTGAGCGCGGGAGTGCTCGGCTCAAACGGGCGCCAGAAGGGACACCTCACGGTGTGGAACTGGCACGGCGACACGAACTCCTACGGAGAGCTGGAGCCGCGGGTGATCTACGAGGGACCGGCGAAGGACTACCGGCCCAGTAATCCCGTCCACTCAAGGCGCCGCCGCAAATGAGAGGCGCCCCCCCGAAGAACCGTCCGGAGAGGCGCCTAAGTTGCCGCGTGTCGAGCGAGGCAGGGGCGGATTTAAACCGGTCCTGCGGACAGGACCGGAACGCCGCTGGAGTGACCACAGTCGAAAATGGACCGCGAGGGGCGACGGGGACCTACCCCACCCTTACTGGCAAATCGGGGTTCGGATCGGATTTGGACGGCCAGCGGACCGGCGACGAGATGTCGCGACTGGGGGCAAAGGCGCGATACCCGGCAATCCGGAGTTCTGAGAAGGGCGCCAGGAGTTCACTGTCGACCAGCGGGGCGCATCGAAGCTCGATTGCGTTCCTCCCTCAGGCACCTAGATACGACGCGACCTATCTCCCGGCGCCTCAGAGGGGCTTTGCCAGGAGAAGGGGTAGCTAATGCCTAATCCCGGCACCTGGAAAGGCTTCCCCCTCTTCCAGCTCGAGGAGTTCGGGATTAAGGTGAACGACCAGGGCGTCTGGGTTCCCTACTACCGGCGGGACAGGACGCTCTTCCGAGCCAAGCTCTTCGCGCACGACGGCCGCTCATGGTGGCTCGGGGGCCAGGGCAAAGGACAGATCCTCTACGGCCTGGAGCAGCTAGAAGCTCGGACCAGACCGAAAACCCTGATCCTCACCGAGGGGGAGAGCGACACGCTGGCGCTGAGGCTCGCCTGGCCGGACACCATCGTCGCGATCGGGATCCCGGGTGCCTCGAGCTGGAAAAGCGAGTGGGCGAAGATCGCCGAGGGTTTCGATCGGGTCTACCTGAGCTTCGACGGTGACCACGGCGGAGACGGGCGGCTGGTGCCGGGAAGAAGGCCGCCGAAAGTCGGCGAGCACCTCGTGCAGCGCGTAAAGGCGGACCTGCCACAGGCACGGCGGCTCCATCTGCCCCTTGGCGCCGATTCGCGGGATGTTCTGCAGCAGCTCGGTAAAGCGGCCTATCGGGCGCTGATCGAAGCTGCGGAGGCCAAGGCTCGGTTCGACACGGCGATCCGGCAGGAGTGGCAGGTCCACGACCTGTATGAGCGACGGGTGGCGGCGTGATCCTTTCGTCCCTCTACCACTGGTCGCCAACCGAGCGGCGTACGGCGATTCGCAGCGAGGGGCTAAAGCCCTACCAGGCGCCGACCGTCTGCACCGGCGAGCATGTCTCCTGCTACCTCTCACTCAGTCCCGATCCTGCGGTTGGCTGGAAGCTCAGCGGGGCGATGGACTGGCACGAATGCGAGGAGTGGGACCTGTGGCTGGTCACGCTGGCCGAGCAGGACGACGTACACATTCGGCCCGAGTTCGGCCCGGTCATCCAGGAGATCAAGGTCTACAACCCTGTCCCTGCTGACCGTCTTTGGTTCGTGGGGCAGCGAGGTACTCCAGCCTTCGAGGGAGCAGCATGAGCGCCCAGCCCAAGCCCAGCCTCGTCCTCCTCGACAGTGAGAACGGGGAGATCAAAGCCCCGTGCCAGCGCTGCCCAGAACTGGACAAAGAGGTCCGCTACCTGACCGAGGAGAACCAGCGGCTGGAAGACCTGATCAGCGGCCTGCAGCGAGACATCGCGGCCGAGCACTTCCGCTACGAGAAGCTGAAGCGCGACAATTCAAAATCGGCCAAGCACCATGAGCATTACAGCGAGGTCGAAATTGCCTTCAGGTACTGGAAGGACTACTGCAAGCACCCGAGGAGCCAATTCACGGCCGATCGCTTCTGGCTCGCGCTCCCCTACTACGAAAACCCGAAGTACGGGCTGAAGCTGATGATCCGGGCCATCAAAGGGGCCGCTTACGATCCGTTCATCACCACCCGGCGGAACGGAACCCAGCAGCGACACGACGGCTGGGAGCTGATCTTCAGGGACGCCGGTAAGTTCGAGGAGTTCGTCAACAAGGCACCGAGAGAGGTGGAGGCCCAGGGATGACCGAGAACTCAGCGCAGACGGCCGAGGGCCGCAAAGCAATGGCCGAGGCACTGCGCGGACGCTGCATCGAGCGCGTCGAATACGAACAGCGTGAAGCGGCGATCTACGGCCTGCTGCTGCACTTGGACGATGGCTCGATCATGCACGTCGAGCCGCTATTGCCGCCATGGAAGGTCCCCGGGCTGGAGCTCTGGCAGACCACCGCGCAGGAAGTAGCAGAAGCCAATGCCGAACACGATGACTTGGGACTTCGGTAATCGAGCACCACGAGAGGAGCAGTAGATGACGACTATTCAGTTGGCGAGCGGTCAGGTGTTTCAGGTTCGAGAGAGCGTCGGGGACGTCCGGAGGAAACTCAACGGAGCCGGCGAGAGCTTCGCTGTCCTGACCGGCGCCCAACAAAACACGGTGGTCGGAGATCAGATCGTCGACGACGGCCAGCAGATCCACGTCAACCCAGCGCAGGTCAGTTTCTTCACGTAGGTACACGGCGGCAGTTCTGCGGACGGGTCATCAGAGCAAAGCACTCCCGCTCTGAGGCCCGTATCGCACCTCTTCCTCACCGTCCACCGCAAAGGAGAGAATCAGCGCCTATGAAGCGAGTAGCAAACACGACAGAGAGAGATTGGCTTCGCCGGTGGTTTGGGGATGTTGTCATGTTCGGCCTCTTCGCTTGGGCGCTGGGAGTTCTAATGGGGATTGGGATCTACGCCATCGCGGGGAACTAAATGCCTAAGCGCTACCCAAAGCAAGCCCGAGACCTCGCGATCGCCCTCTACCTCGAAGACCTCAGCGTCCCTGAGATAACGCGCCGATTCAACGAGGGGACGGCCGGCCTGACCGGGAAGGGCGACAAGCCGATCCCGATCGACATCGGTGAACGCCGAGTGGCCGAATACATCGCCGAGTACAAGGCCAAGCACGGCCCTCGTCCCGAGCCTGAGGACCAGGAGCTCACGGTCGACTCGATCAACCGGGTCAAACAGCGGGCGCTCAACGTCCTGGCCCGGGAGATCGCACACCTCGAGCAGCTCCCAAAGGGCCGCATCTCAGCCAAGCAGTCCACGGCTCTACGGCAGCACTACGCAACCCTTGACGACATGGAGAGGCGGGCTGAAATCGCCGAGAAGCGCAAGGCCAAGGGGAAGGGCGCGGGGAAGAAACCAGGGGCGCCGAGCGGGAAGAGCGAATCGGCGATCGACGCGCTGGCGAAACAGGGGACTGGGGGCAAGCATGCTGGCGCCCGTGAAAACGGCATGGCAGAGCCAGATGCACCCGAAAACACCCCAGAGCTGGCGGCGGGTCAGCAAGCATGTCGACGAGAGGGACACGATCAGGCGCCCGAGAGAGAGGAAGGCCCGGTGCAGAGCCGAGAAACGCAGGTCGACAACCGATCGATCTACGTTCCCCGTGGCCTATCCCCAGAGGAACTGGAGGCGATAGGGCTGGGGAGCGGCCGATCATGAGAAAGCGCGGCGGCGGATGCGGCAAGAAGGTGGCGCTGGCCATCGGGAGCAACAAGGCTCGCGTTGTGCAGATCAAACACGAGACGGTGGCCAGCGACCTCGCCCAAGCAGGCGCGAGCGGATACACCGTCTGGTTCGAGGACGCGCCTCACCGCGAGCTGGTCGCCGACGACTGCTGGTTGATCTGCACCCACTGCCTGACCGTTCACCATCCCGAGGCGAAGGAAGGGATGAAGATCGCTCGGCGTGACGGCGTTGCGGTCATGAACGGAGGGACGTGGCAGAGCGTAGGATCGGAGGGACCGTGACGCGCTGCAACTGCAACGACGAGTGCTATCGGTGCGACGTCGGGAATAAGGGCGACGACTGCACTTGCTTCAACCCGTGCCCGATCCACCAACCCGGAGCAGTACTGCGCAACGAATCTCGCCTCAGCGCAAGAGCAGGCGAGGAATGGCGGCGCAACCATGAGACGCCCTGGCCGAAGGAGAAGCTGACGCGCAATCACTTCACGGGCGAGGTCGTGGTCGCCGAGGCACCGGAGAGACCGTGAACGGCTGGACTTCACCCACGACCCGTCCAGTACAGCGCGATCCCTCTCCCAGTCAGCTAGAGCAGAGGCGATTGGCAGCACAGCGGGAAGCGAAGGCGTTGAAGGAAATGCGGCTGCCGTTTCGGGCGAGCGGACCGTCTTGCCCCGACACGCACGCTGCCGAATAGCAGCCAGCTCACTTCGACCACGAGCGCCACCAGGCCGGACGCATTGTCGGACGCAGCGGGCCGAGCATTCGGCTCTACAACTAGTGATGCGGCCTCATGCGAACCCAACCTTCCCTTCCGTCTCGTGCCTGGGCCGCCTCTTCTGAGGCCCCCGCGCACCCCCTCGGCGGCGCGGGGACCCCAGTCGCGCAACATCCATACCTCCCACATCCACGCATCCGCAGTTCTCCTCCCCAAATCTGTACGTACATCCTCCGCCGCCGCTACCTTGCGCGACCGTGGCCGCCAAGACCAAGCGCACCGCCAGGATCCTCCTGCGGGTCACCCCTGCCGAGAAGGAGCTGATCAAGGAGCGTGCCGGCGGGACCCGCCAGGTGAGCGACTACATCCGCCGTCGGGCGCTGGGGCCTGCAGGCCCGGAGATCGCGGGGCGGGCGGCGCTAGACCGGCAGTTCGAGAAGTCGGCTGCTCAGGCACCCGGCGACTTCGCAGCCCTGGTGGAGCGGCACGCCCAGCGGATGCCGCGTCGGTCGGCTGAAATCCTGGCCCGGCGGGAGATGGCCCGCAAGCGGTCGTGACCGGCTGCGCTTGCTGCGGCCGGATCGAGTTTCGCCCCCACCTCTCCTTCTGCCGCTGCGGCGGTCCGCTCGCGCCCGCAACGGTGGTTTCTCCACGTCAACGGAGTCGTCGGCCCGAAAGCCAGGCTGCTCGGTCCAAGAGGCAGGCGAAGCGGGAGCGCATCTTTGCGAGGGACGGCTATCGCTGCGTGGCCTGCGGGACGGAAGAAGACCTCACCCTCGACCATCGCATCCCCAGATCGCGCGGCGGTTCTGACGCGGAGGGCAACCTTCAGACCATGTGCCAGCGCTGCAACCAGGCCAAGGCGAATTCGATGCCTACCGAGTCGGTCGGTTCGGTTTAGGATCTCCCCGGTAATCGAGGTGGGGAGAGTCTTGTGCGGACGCGATTGGTTGTGTTCTTGGTTCTCGGGACCTGCATCCTGAGCGCGGGCATCGGGGCCGGGATCACGATGCTTGTCAAGGAAGGCCCTGAGGGGCCGCCCGGTCCGCAAGGCGAGCAGGGACCCCGGGGGGTTCAGGGCTACTCGGCTGACGAATACCAGGCCGAACAGGCGATGCAGGAAGTGCAGGATCTCGAATCGCGGCTCGGGGCCGTGGAAAGCGAAGTCGAAGATCTTGGCTTCGAACGGGGCTTCCTCGAAGGCGAAATCGAAGAAGTGAGCGGTGGCCTTCAGAACACCGAAAGGGCCGTGAGGGAAATGTGCTTCACCCTTGAATTCACCGGCTGCCCGTAGGTTCTTCCGTCCCGCGGCGGCGCCACACTGCGCCCCGCTTTGGAGACCTCAACCGCCGACGCGGTCCGCCTACGGCTCAAGGAAGACACGCCCTTCTGGGCGCAGAACTTCGCCTTCATCATCGACAAGACCGGGCGGAAGATCCCGCTGGTCGGCAAACCGGGGCAACTGGAGTTCGACCGGCAGCTAGAGGCTCAGCGGGCGGCCGGGAAGCCGATGCGGGCGCTCAACCTGAAGGCGCGGCAGGTCGGCATGTCGACCTGGACGCAGGCCAAGGCGATCCACCGCTGCACCCTGCGCGAGCGGTTCGATGCCCTGACGGTCGCCCATGATCGCGAGACCGGGGCGAAGCTCTACCGGATGGCGGAGACCATCTACGCGAACCTCCCCGATGACCCGGAGCTCAAGCCGGCCCTGGGACAGCATCGCCGGCAGCGGTTCCTCCACTTTGCCGGGGACGCGCTTTGGACCAGCGGCGAGGCCTTCCCCGATTCCCGCTACTTCGTTGACACCGCCGGCGAGTTCCAGGCCGGCCGCGGCGGTACCTACCGCTTGGTCCACGGCTCCGAGGTGGCCTTCTGGCCACAGATCATGTTGAAGCTCACCGCCTTGATGGCGGCCGTGCCCGACGACCCCGAGAGCCTGATCGCACTGGAGTCCACGGCCAACGGCTTCAACGAGTTCAAGGACATTTGGGACGACGCTGAAGAAGGCCGTAGCGACTACCTCGCCTTCTTCTGGCCGTGGTGGAGGGAGGACGAATACCGCCGTCCGTTCCTGAACGAGATGGAGCGCGAGCGCTTCCAGGTAGGCGACCCGCAGAACCCCTACGCCGAGGAAGAGCCCGAGCTGGTCAAGAACTTCGACCTGGACCTCGAGCAACTGAACTGGCGCCGCTACGTGATCGCCAACAAATGCGGCGGCGACATCCGCATCTTCCATCAGGAGTTCCCGTCCACCCCCGAAGAGGCATTCATCTCCACCGGCAAGAAGGTTTTCGACCCCTACCGGGTGGCCCAACTCGTGAAGACGGTCGAGCTAACGGACCCGAAGCTGGCGACCGAGGCGAATCCCGGCCCCCTGATCGGCGACCTTCAAGCGGCCGAGGAGCGGACCGAAGTTTCCTCTCGCGCCGGCGCCACGGTCCAGATTCCGACGAAGGCCGTATGGACGGCCAGGTTGCCGGGAGTCTCAAACCCGACCGCACCCTGGAGACTGTGGCTCGGTCGCTCTGAGCACGGAATGCCTAAGGCTCCTGAGGGCGAGTACATCGTCTTCTGCGACCCGTCCGGCGGGCAGATGGAGGAGACGGACGAACCGGACTTCCATGCGATAGAGGTCATCGATCACGCGACCGGAGATCAGGTGGCGGAGTACCGCAGCCGCGTCGACCCTGATCTGCTGTCCCTGGAGGTCCTGAAGGCGGCGCTGTTCTTCAACCAGGCGCAGATAGGCGTCGAGCGGACGGGCGGTTGGGGGCTCCCGATCCTCCGCTTCCTCTACCTCGACGCCCACTATCCCCACGTTTATCGATCCAAGCGTGTCGGGGCCTCAACCGAGAGCACCGAGCAGCGGCTTGGCTTCAGCACCGACGTACGGACCAAGCCGATCCTCGTCGCCGGGATGCAGGAGCTGATCCGGATCGAGAAAAGCGGTATCAAGTCGCGGGTGCTGGCGGGCGAGGTCCGAACCTACACCCAGACCGACGCGGGGAAGATGCAGGCCGAGCCAGGCAAATACGACGATTGCTTGATGGCCTACATGGGCGCCCAGCACCTGGCGCGGGAGCTGCCGCTGAAAGGCCGGTTCGAGGCGCCGACTCAGGCATCCGGCTTCGTGGTCGGCGGCCAAGGGGTCGGCGGCTACGACCCCCGTTACGCCTAACGTTACGTCCGCAGGGCGCGTCACCCTGCCGCCTGTTTGGGTCCACCCAAACAGCACACCTATGACGCTGACCCTCTGGATTCCGCCTTCGGCCCGCGAGAAAGCGGGGCCGCGCCTCGTCTGCACGGTGCCGGGCTGCACCCACCCGGGCTTCCCCCCAGAGCAGAAGGAACAGTGGCGCCGTCACGTCAAGGCCTGCTCGAAGAAGAACTTCGGCGAGATCGAACGGGAGATGGCCCGGCGTGAGGAGACCTACTTCACGAAACCGGCCGATCCCGAGAAGGCCGCCTACATACGAAAGCGAGGCGAGGTCTGATGGCCCGCAAGCTGATCGGGGACATCGTCCTCGCCCAGAACGAGGAGCTCGGCTTCTATCCGGGGGACGAAGCGGCGCACAGGGCCGCTCTCGCGCTTGCCGACCGCTTCGATGCCCCGACCATCATCGCCCTGACCAACGCTCTGACCTTCACCCAGGAGATGGGCGGCCAGTTCTGGGCGGTGACCCTGCGGGAGCGGGTGAACGAGGCGGGGGAGTTCGTTCCCGAGGACCAGTCCGGCGAGTACCAGACCGTGATGCTCCGCTTCGAGTACGAGAGTCGGGATGCCCGGATCGCCAAGGCGACCACGCCTCCCTCGCACGTCGGCGGGGTTCCGGTCAGCGACTTTGGGGAGGCGCCGACGAAGATCGAGGTCAAGGCGCCGCCTGTCACTGACGAGGAGCCGGAGAGCCTGCGAGACGAGATCGAGCGCGAAGTAGCGCAGGACGAGGAGCCCGCGATCGCGTGAGTTCCGCCCTCGCCAAGAAAGACGAACTCTCCGAGGACCAGAAACGGTGCCTCCAGATGGTCACCGACCGCTTCAACGCGGCCGACAAGCTTCACTCCCAACTGGTCCCTCGATGGAACAACTTCTACGGTCTGTCCCGTAACTGGCGGCGCCTCGCCTCCGCCCACCAGCAGGCGAGCAGCGAACGGGATCGAGACGTGGTGCAGCAGGAAATCCGCCGCCACTTCGGACAGGAGCTGTTCGTCCCCTACTGCTTCACGGTGATCGAGACCAACGTGCCGCGGGTGCTCTCGCGGACGCCTCGGTACAGGGGGCTGCCCTGTGGCTCCGACGTTCCGGCGGAGGCGTGTACAGCGCTCGAGCGGCTCTACGAACGCGACTCGGCTGCCATGAAGTACGAGCGAAAGCTTCAGGAAACGGCCCGCTCCGGCTTCCGCTACGGGCTCGGTGTCCAGAAGGACTACTGGGAAAAGAAAACCCGCGACGGCAAGAAGATCGAAAAGTACTTCTTCGAGAAAAAACAAAAAGTGGTCGACGACCAGATCGTCGTCTTCGAGGGCCCGCAGGTCGAGTCGGTTGACATCTACGACTTCTTCTGGGACCCCACCGCCCGGGACCTGGAGACCGCTTCCTACGTCATCCACCGGACCTGGCGCTCGGGCCAGTACATCAAGGACCGGGTGCAGGAAGGGCGGATGAACCGCGCCGAAGGCAAGGATCAGGGCTGGGTCGAGCTTGACCTTGAAGCCGTCGCCAAGATGGGTTCTGCCACGAAACGCGGCGAGGCGTGGGACGGCCGGCTGCAGGCTTCCGGTCTCGGCGGCTACGAAACTGAAGGCAACAGCCTCCACGAGGTCTGGGAGTGCCACGACCGCGATCAGGTCATCACGATCCTCGATCGCGAGCTGGTTGTGCAGGAGGACATCAACCCGTTCCTGCACGGCGACTTCCCGTTCCAGATCTTCCGGCCCACCATCGTCGAGCAGGAGTTCTGCGGAATCGGGGAGGTGGAGCCGATCGCCCACCTGCAGTGGGAGCTCAACACCCTTCGCGGGCAGCGGCGCGACGCGGCAACCCTCGCCCTCAACCGCGGCTACTTCTACCAGGTGGGCACTATCGACCCGTCCAAAATCGTGACGGGTCCCGGTGTCTTCAACCCGGTGTTCGCCAATCCCAGCGAGGTCATCCAGCCGATGCCCTTCATGGACCTCCCGCAGTCGGGAGAGTCGGAGGAGGCGGCGATCAAGGGCGATATCGAGCTCACGAGCGCAATGTCCGAAGCGGTAGTCGGTTCGGGCGGGGAAGAAACCGCCACCGGCACCCAGCTCGTACAGGCCGCCGCCAACCTGCGAATCAAGCAGAAGGCGAAGAACCTGCACGTCGACCTGCTTGTTCCCGAGGCCGCCCAGCGCAAGGCCCTCTACGAACAGTTCTACGTCAGCGAGGAACGCAACCAAGAGGTGCGGATCGAAACGCCCACCGGCTTCGCCTTCGTCGATGTCCCGGCTGAGCTGATGAGCGCGAACGTCGAAATGGTCCCAGTCGACGGCTCTACCGAAGCTGACGACCCCGCTCAGAAAAAGCACGACGCGATGGAACTTGCCAACTCGCTAGCTCCCTTCGCCGAACAGGTGAACGTGGGGGAGCTTGTGAAGTACATCCTCGGCGAGCACGGCATCGAAAACGCCGGTGACTGGATCAAAGAAGAACCGGCTGGCCCGGACGTGGGCGCCATCGTCGAGCGGATCGGCCAGGCGATGCGAGAGGCCGGTGTCGACGAAGCGGAGATCACGCAGATCCTCGAAGCCGCTCTTCAGTCCCACGAATCTGCGCAACCCGAAGAAGGGTCCGGCGAACAGCCCGGATCGGAATCCACGGCGGCGGCAGCCCCGGCGCCCGAACCCCAAGGAGCCTGAGATGGGAGCCAAAGCCAAGACCGCCAAACCGACCGCGAAAAAGGCCACGAAACGGACTGCTAAGCCGAGGGTCAAAGGTCAGTCGGTCCCGAACCACCGCTTCGAACCGGGCACCAAGGTCGGCATCTTCCCCGCGCACGAAGTCACCGTTGAGCGTGGCCTGGGCCGCGAGCCGATCGCGAGCCCGATCAAGACCGCCACCGTCAAAAAGGACGGGTCGCTCGAGGTCTCCGGACTCAAGAAGGGCATCTACCTCGCCACGGCGTTTGTCGAGAGCGAGGACCGCCATCGCTACGTCCAGTTCAGCGTGAAGTGAGATGAGCGCCAGCTTCAAACTCAGCGGCTCGACCTTCCCGGACGGGACTACGGTCAAGGCATACCCGGCCTCTAACTGGCCGACGCCGGCGCAGCCGTCCGGGGCGCCGATCGGCACTGCTGCGGCGGAAGGAACCGTCAGCGGATCCGCTGTGACGTTCAGCGGCCTTACTGCAGGTGTCGCTTACTGGGCGGCCGCAAAAGTCGGGACGACCTATCGCTACGTCGGATTCGAGGCGGGCGAGGATGTGGCCGATAGCGCCGACCATGCGACCAAAAATGACATCGAAATCATCAACCTCGGTACCGACTGGTCTGCGGGCGAACTTGTCAGCGCCCAGCTTGCCCACAACGTCGCCGGTCTGAGGATGAACCTCCTGCACGGCACCGCTGCCTCTCCCGTCACCGCCGCGCAGCCGACCGTGAAGGTGAGCCGGGTCGAAAAAGCCTCACGTGCAGCCATCGGCGCGATCACCGGAAACAACGCCGCGGATGGGGCTGCGGGCTTGTGCGCTGGGCACTTCTCCGCGAAGGGAGTTGCGGGGTCAGAGGGTCAGGCAATCGGCTTGTTCGGCAGCGCGATTAACGAATCGAGTTACGAAGGAGAAGACGGCCCGGATGCAGTCGGCCTCTACGGGATCGGGCGCACCACCGGGGGTTCCTCTTCACTTGCCTCCTGCTACGGCTTGGTCGCTTACGGCCGACGCGACGTAGCAACGGCTGTCGCCAACGGCGCAGAGATCGGTTGCCTCAACTACACGACGACTGCTGAGGCCTACAACCCCAACGGTTCGGGCAAGGCGCGAGGCATCTGGTTGGTGGCCGGCGGTGAAGCCGATTCAGGGGTCGGGATCACGATCAACAATCCCTTCGGCTTTCAGTTCGATGTCGGCATCGGGTTCGGGAGCACCGAAGTAAAAGGGAAGAAAGGCGGCGTCAAGTCCGCCTCGATCCGCGATGACTCGAGCTCGGAAAGGTCGATCCTGGTCAAGGGCGCCCATAGTAAGGCGGCCATCGCGGTTGCCTCAGGGGCCGGCCCAATCGTGGTCGGTACCGAAGAAGCTGCGAACGCGTCGGCCCTTCTGGAAGTCAACGGCGGAGCGGAAGCCAGAGACCCGCTCGCGGTGTTCAAGGTCACCGGGGAAAAATCCGCTCGGAGCCAGATCATCGCCAACGGCTCAGCGAATCTCGGTGCCTTTGTTTCCGGCGGCGCGAACGGGTTTGTTACCGGCAGTGTCGTAGGTGACACCGGCCTGCTCTTCACCGCCGGAAAGAACTTCTTCTTGGGCGCGGCAGCCAAAACCGCCGTCTTCCGTGCCAGTGAAACCGGCCTCGGGTTCTACGGCACCGCGCCGCAGGCAAAGGCAGAAGTGACCGGATCAAGGGGGGGCAACGCTGCGCTCGCATCGCTGCTGGAAAAACTGGCAACCGTGGGGTTGATTTCGAATGGGACGTCCGCATAAACATGGCCCGCAAAGCGCAGCCTAAGAAGCCGTCCGAGGCCGAGTTGGTCCCGCACAAGATCGTTGGGGAGCTGATCGGCAAGCGCCTCAACGAGCACGGAGACATCATCGGGGAAGAGGCGATGGGGCCAGTGGCCATCTTTGCGGCCAACTTCGGCAAGCTCCCGCAGCTCATCGATAAGGAGCTCGAGCGGGCTCGTGAGGCAGCAGAAGTGGAAGCCCGGGAGGGTCGCTGATGGCTTCCTTCGCTCTCGCCAACACCCCGTTCCCTGATGACACCGAGGTAGGCGCCTGGGACGCGACGGGTTTCTCGGTGCTGCCCACCAATGGTCCGCTTGGCGATGCTGTTACCACCGCTACCGCCAGCGGCCGGTCGGTCTCATTCACCGGCCTTAAAAACGCTACGCCCTATTTCGCAGCGGCGTTTGTTGACGGGAAGTGGCTCTGGAGGCGGTTCATGACCTCCGCCGCCTCCGAACCTGAAGCGTGGGAAAACGCGTTGGCCGGTCTTGGTCTTGCTGATCTGTCCGACGTCGCCGTCGGCTCGCCAGAGGCTGGGGACCTGATCGTCTTTGACGGCGCTAGCTGGGTTCGGGTCCCCAAGGGTCAGCCCGGCGAATCGATGATCTTTCACAAAGACGGGACCGTGACCCACGACCGGTCGATCATCTATGCCAAGGGCTGGGGCGTTACCGGTAACGAATCTGCCGGCGAAGGGGCAGCGGCCAATGAAGCTCTCGCGGCTGCGAGCGCCAGCCCGGCCGGTGCGGAGGTGAAGTTCCCCACGGGGACGATCCTTTGCGAGGAGACCGTCGAGAACCGCGCCCGCTGCTGGTTCAACGGATCGGGGCCTGGGACGGTGTTCAAGGCGGCGGCGGGGCTGAACGCTGACGTCATCTCAACTCTCGAAGCTGGCGCCGGAGGGCAAGACGAATGCATGTGGTCTCACTTCACGGTCGACGGCAACGGGACGAACAACACGGCCGGGCGGGGCTTGGTGATGGACTCCCGCAAGGGGCGGGCATGGGGCATCGCCGTCCACTACTCTTATGAAGACAACATCGTCCAGACGCGCAGCGCGGCCGAGCAGACCAAGGAGTACGGCGGCTCCGATTTCCACATCGACCGCTGGCTGGCTTGGGGCTCGAAGACCGGCAACGGCCTGACGATCGACTCGAACGATGTCGTCGTCGGGTCGGGAACCAGCATCTTCAACGCGAAAGCGAACTTCGAAAACACCGCCAAAGGCTCGGCGGTTGTCCTGAAGGGCGTCCATAGCTGGGGCGAATGCGAATACGGCTTCCGTTTCAAAGGCTCCTTCAGCGCGACCCAGTGCCAGTCCGAGGGGGCTACGAAAGCCCTTGTGCGATGCGAGGCTGGCGGCACCTGGACCGGGGGGCAGGTCTTCACCTCCACCTCCGCTCGCAATGTGCCGGGATTCGAAGTCACCGCCAACGCCGCCCGGATCGTCGTCATCGGCTGCGTGGGCAAAGAACTCGGCACCGGGGGAATGTTCCGAGCCTCCGCCGCCTCCGCAGGGTCCGGTTCGATCATCTCGAGCTGCACCTGCGATCAGGGCAACCTTTCTGGCGAACATCCCGTCTTTACGGCAGCCGAAGGATCGTCGTGGTCGGGCAACGTCAAGGTGGATGTTCGCTTCAAGGGGTCCGAAGTTATCGCTGGGGAAGCCTGGCCGGTCTACTCAGTTGTCGCAGCCAACGAACTGGTGATCGAGTCGGCCGCCGCCTACGTTCGAGTCACCGGCGCCACCGAAATCAAACGAGTGAAACCAACGTTCCCAGGACACGTCGTTCGGTTTCGAATGACCTCAACGGCTAAATGGCTCGACGGAGAAAACCTTCACATCGAAGGCAACTTCGAAGGCGGCCCCGACCGGATCATCACCGCCGAATGCGACGGCACCAACTGGATCGAGAGCGGGCGGAGCACTAACTGATGGCGACCCGCAGAACCCAGCCCTACCGCAAAGGCCGTGCCCGCACCCCCGGAGCCGCCCTGGCGGCAATGCTTCGTGGAGAACCGCTGTTGAGGCCCCATCCGATGGCGGCGAAACGGGAACTCAAGAAGCGCAGCCGCCTGAAACGCCCTTCCGTCCGGCGGTAGCCCCACACTGCGCGCCGACTGTTACGTGGAACCCTTACAGGACACCCCCGCACTCCCGATCGCCCTCTCGGACTCGGCGACTCGCCAGGTCGAGATCGGCGAAGAGGTCAAGGACCTACTGAAGCATCCCGGTTGGGAGCACCTGAAGGCCGGCACCGCCACCTACCAGCGGATGCTCACCGCGCAGCTGATGGGGGTCACTGGTAGTCCGGACGCTTCGAAGTTCAACGCCCTCACGGGCGAGATGAAAGGGGTCGCACAGATCGAGCCGATCGCCCGCGGCCTCATCGACGTAGGAGAGCAGGCCAGGGCGCAGATGCGTGAGGCCGAGATCAAGGAGGAGTCCTGATGGAGGCAAGCGTCGCAGGGATGCCGCCGGCAGCCGCCGACCAGCAGACCGTGCAGCCCACCGAGTCCGCAGTCCAGCCGACCGAGCCGGTCGCGCCTGAGCCGACCTCCCCGCAGGAGCCGGCCAAAGAGGGCATGGAAGGTGCTTTCGCCGAGATGAAAGCCTCCTTCGACCAGTTCATGGCGAGCCAGAACCCGGCCGAGGAGCCGAACCTGGCGACCGACCTTCTGTCCCATCTGGAGCAGGAGGCCGCCGGGGATGCCGGGCAGCAGGAGCCGGTGGCCCCGGAGCCCGGTGCGCCGGAGCCTCAGCAGGGGCTACAGAGCCCGGAAGCGCAGGCTGAGCTCGAGCAGGCAAAAGCGCTGATCGCGAGCGTGGTCCAAGAACAGGTCACCCCGCTCCAGCAGGAGCTCGCGGCCCGCGACATGAAAGCTCTGGCCGAGCGTTATCCGGACATCAACTCCAAAGAGATCCTGCCGGGGCTGACCACGCAGATCAACGAGCTGGTGGCGTTGACCGGAAACCACGACCTGATCTACAACGCTCAGGTCGTCGAGAGGCTTTACAAAGTGGTGAAAGCCGAGCAGGCGGACGCCGCAGCGGTACCGGCCGAGCAGGCCGCACAGACGGGAGCGTCGATCGAGACGCACGCGGGTCAGACCCAGGCGGGCAGCCCCTCCCTAGCAGACAACTACAAAGAAGCTGTCTACCAGCCGCCGAAACCTTCGGTCTTCGGCTGAGCATCTAGGACAGCCCGCCTAACAGGAGAACCCCAATGGCAATGGTCACGGGAGAGAGAAGGACCGACAACGTCGCGTCCGTTCAGCGTTACATCGACATCGCCCCCGACATCATCGCGCTTGAGCCCGAGGCTGCGCCCCTCACCGTCATCAGCCGTCGCTTCCGCGACGGCGGCAACACCAAAGCGACCGGCGATCCGAAATTTGCCTGGGTCGAAAGCGAGCGCGACACCCGCTGGGACGCGATCAACAAATCCGGCGGTTATGAAGCGAGCGGCACCGAACTCGTTGTCGACACCGAAGACATCTTCGCGGCCGGGCAGATCGTCCTGGTTCCGCGGACGGGCGAGGAGCTGTACGTCCTCAGCAAGCCCGGCTCGAGCAAAATCAAAGTGACCCGCGGCTTCTCCGGCACCACGGCGGCGGCTCTGAACGACAACGACTCACTCTTCGTGATCGGGGAAGTGTCCGAGGAGTTCGCCAAAGCGCCGACCCCGCGGTCCAAGAACCCGACCGAAGTGACCAACCTCACCGAGATCACCCGAACCTCGATCGAGGCGTCGGGGACCTGGATGAGCTCGCAGAATCAGACGAACCCGCACGACTGGGTCTACCAGCACCGCGAGCGCAACCGGGAACACCTGATCGACCTGGAGACGAAGGCGATCTTCGGTCACAAGGGCGAAACCACCGGTCCGGAAGGGCGCAAACTCCGCACCAGCGGGGGACTGCTCTCCTTCTACACCGAAAACAACCAGGATGCCGGCGGCACCCTCACCGAGGCTGAGTGGGAGTCCTTCGTACGGACGGTTTGCCGCTATGGCAGCAAGAAGACCGCGTTCGTCTCGCCGCTGGTCCTGTCGGTGATCAACAACTTCGCCGTCGGGCGGTTGCAGGTCATCCAGGCAGATCACGACACGACCTACGGGCTCAATGTAACCAAGTACATGAGCGCCCACGGCGAAATCAACCTCGTCAAGCACAACCTCCTGGAGGGATCGGTCTGGGGCGGCTACGCGATCGTGGTCGACTTCGAGCAGGCCGCGCCGAAGTGGAGGCCGCTGGCGGGAGGTCCCGGCGGCTCCCGCGAAACGAAGCTCCTGACCAACCGCCAAGAGAACGATCGCGACGGTCAGATGGACGAGATCCTGACCGAGGGCGGGTACCAGTTCCCGCAGCCGAAAAAGGGCGGCGTCCTGACCGGCGTCACCGGCTGAGACAGACAGGCGTAAGGGGCGGGCTCCGGCCCGCCCCGCCTACGAAAGGACACGATGAGCACCGCACTTTTCTTCAGCACGAATCCCGGAGAGACGGAGACCTCCGCGCAAGAGGTCACCTTCATCTCCAAGTGCCCGAATCAGGTGCTCACCCGTCGCAAGGCTCGCCACATCGAAGACGGCATCGGCGGCAAAAAAGTCGAGGGCTATGAGGAGTGGGTCCAGCGGCAGGAGGACATCAACGATGCCCGGCTGCTCCGGGGCGATGACCCCCTCCCGATCGACCGGACTCCCTGGAAGGTGGAGTTCGCGCACAACGTCTTCAAGACCGACGACTCGAAGCTCATCAGCTTCCTGCGAGACCACTGGCTCTTCAACAACCCGCGCGGTTTCTGGGAGATGGGAGCGGCCCCCGATGAGCCGCGCCCGACTATGGATCAGCAGATGACGGCCATCGCAGAGGCGGCGGCAATGGGCGACCTCGAGGGGGTCGAAGCAGTCATCGCCGAGGAGAACAACACCCACAAGCGCCCCTCCGTCCTCCAGGTCGCAGATGCGGCTCTAAAGAGGCTGAAGGAGATCGACTCCGAGCTGGAGTCTCCTGCGCCTTCCGGCAACGGAGGCGACTCATCAACTGCGGGCAGCTAACCACCCGCCTCAACGACTTCGCGGGCTTTAATCTCTCCGCGGAAGAGGCACGCGACCTGCTGAACGCGGGTCGTGACCGTTTCGCTCTGGAGTCAAAGTACCCCAGGAAACGGGCGAACCTCGGCCCGACGGTCGCCGGCCAGGCAATTTACGGCTGGCCCGAAGATTTCCTGCTGCCGCTCTCCGTTTCCCTGGGTCTAGGCGCCCACTTGGAACCTTCGGACCCCGACACCGTCCGCGAATACGAAACGGGAGCACTCAGGCTCGGGGCGGACCGCGTGTACTACGAGGACCCCGGCGAAGATGGGATTCGAAAGCTGGTCTTCTACCCCGCTCCTGTCGAAGGCCAGGCGGTGAATCTGCTCTACGTCTTCGCGCCAGAGCCGATGACCGAAGACTCCGACGAACCCTCCGAGTTTCCCCGCCCCTTTCACGAAGCCCTTATCCCTGCTGCGGCCGCCCAGTACTACGAGACGGTCGAGGACAATCCGGAACTCGCCCAGCGCAACTCCGAACAGCTCGATCTCTGGGTCGGCAAACTCGTTCGCTACGACAACCAGCGCCGCGGCGGGTCAGACCCGTTCATGGTCCCGATTCAGGGGATCTCAGCATGAGCCCGCCGCTGCGCACGATGATCGAGCAGGCGGACTTCTCGGCGGGCATGGCCCGCGACGTTGCCCCGCCCCTGACCTCTCCGGCCGGCGCGGTCGATCTCGTCAATGTGCTGCTGGACGAAGACGGCAGCGTCTACCGCCGTGGCGGATCGGTCTACAAGTCCCTCGGCGGACTCGGGGAAGACGGTCTCACGTGGCTTACTGACCTATATCTGAAGCCCGGACAGCGGACGATCGCTGCAAGCGAGACCGAGTTCGGCGCCCTAGCCAGCGACGATGTGACCTTCGGCTCCCTTGGCGGAACCGGGTTATCGGAACCGGCACAGTCCGCAGCGCTGCAGGACATCCTTTTTATCGGGGGCGGCTACCTCTACGGGGGCTCGCTAAAGAGCGCGACGTACAGCACCGGCACGATCAGCGTCACTAACGGCTCGACCACCGTTACGGGATCGGGGACGACCTGGAACACGCTGGTCGACGCCGGAATGCTGCTCCAGATCGGCAGCGAGCGTGTCTACGTGGTGGAACAGATCAACTCGACCACGCAGCTGACCCTTCGAGATCCCTACGAGGGTTCGACCGCGACCGGGACGGCCTACACGCTCGATCCGGTCTATCGCGTCGACGTCGCGGACCCCTACGAGGACTGGGACTTCGTCTGCGTTTGCGCCAACCGGATCGTGGTCGCCTCTGGCACGACCATCAAGTTCACCGAGATCAACAACCCGCATAGCTTCACCAACTATCTCGGGACGACGAACAGTCACAGCCTCCCGGAGGGAGCCGAGATCGTCGGGGTGGCGACCAGCGGTCAGACCGTCCTCATCTTCACGGTCCGGGGCATCTATACCCTGGACGGCCTTGCCCTCAGCATCACCGACGGCAACGGCAACCCCCAGCACCGCATCCAGCAGCTCTCCTCGGAGATCGTGCTGGCAGGGGCGCCGGGTCTTGCCGGGTCGGGCCAGCAGCTCGTAGTGCCTGCGACTGACGGCGTCTACCTGATGGACGGGATCAGTCAGCCGGTGCGGATCTCGCGGCCGATCGACCGTCTCTACCGACGGCGTGTCTCGAGCGGCTACAAGCTCGGGGGAGCGGCCGTCTACCGCAACCACTACCTGCTGCCCTTCCTCGATCGCTTCTCGGGGGAGGTCCGGGATCTCTTCGTCTGCCGTCTGGATCGGCCGCTCCGCTCGCGCGGGCAAGTCATCTACCCCTGGACTCGGTTCGATGGCGACGGGGGCGAGGTTCGGGCCTTCGCCGTCCGCAATACGGTCGGGGCCCGGCTTCCGCTGCTGTTGGGAGCTCAGCGTCGCTCACCTTCCCGCATCCTCGACTGCTCCGGGTTTTTCGAACCGACCCACGAAAACGAAGTCGATGCCGACGGCTCCGCGCATCAGCTGGATCTCATTACCCGCGACTACGAAACGGGGGCCGGAACGGAGAATGTGGTCCGCGAGCTGGTGTTGCGCTACGAACTCGTCGGCCAGCAGGAACCCGTCCTTAAAACGGCCCGGAGTGCTGGGGCGATCGAAGCCGGCTACGCACTTTGGGGCCAAGGCCTCTGGGGTGCGTTCAACTGGGCAGCTGAGGAAGCAGGAGCCTCCTTCGTGTCGCTCAGTGACGTGCCGGTCTCCGACGAACGTCAGATCCACAAGTGCCGGGTGAACAAGAAGGACCGCTACGCCCGCTTCCGCATCCGGAGCTACGGCCCCGCCGCCTACTGCGCCCTGCGGTCGATCAGCCTACGAGTGCGCCCGAGCGGCGCGACCAGGAGATAA